ATATTTTCTTGTGTGATTGCTAGTAAATGTACCGTCAAATTGAATCCACTTTCCATTTTCGTCTGTGAAGCCGCATTGGTCTTGTAATCCGCCAGTAACATTATTAATAATTGGTCTGCCTGCTAACATTGCCTCGGTTGAACTTAGACCCCATCCTTCATTGCTAGCAATGTTAACAACAACATCTGCTACATTATATAATGCATTAAGTTCTGCTATTGGTAATTTATGTTCAGAAAATATAATTTTACATTCAGGGGCAACTGCTTCATAAACGGCCCTTAAATCCGTACCATTTGGATCTACAATTGTCGTGTGCATTAACAATGCTACTCGCTTTTGATCTTCAGCTGATAATCTTTTTCTAAATTCATTGAATGCTAAAATTACATCTCCCGGTTGTTTCCTTCTTATATTTCGATTATTCCATAAAACTATGAAATCTACATCGTGTTTCACTTTGATATCATTATACATTTTTTGGTATAATTCATCATTTTTATCTATCGGCTTAAACATGTTATGATTTAATCCATGTGGGACGAACCCGGTTATCGTTTCATTACACTTTAATGTCCTGGGCGACTCACTGTCAGCATCAAATACCGAATAACCATTTTGTTGAAGTACTTCTCGATGTATATTATCAGATTGTTTGCTAATTCCCATAATTAAATCACAACTTGCATAATATGGCGCGTTCCACATGGGATACGGCAAATCATCCCATATTGAATAATATATAATCGGAATATTATACGTTGTTTTTATTTCATGCTCCAATGCATATAACCACGTCCAATATCTTGGATCTGTGAAATGCATAATGGCGTCTGGTTTTTCTGCATTTAATAATGACATTAAAATATTACGATCACCATACCCACTCCACGGTACAATTTTAACATCGGCATCTACGATACCCGTTTCTTTTTGTATTTGTTGAGATAAATCAACACCTTTACCTTTTTCCGGGTGTTCTTGTGCAGCTCCCAATTGAATCCAATCATAATGACTAACTGTATTTAATACAATTTCTTTGCTTATAGTTCCAATTCCACTAGGAAGTCGCAGATCATCTGAGAGTAATAAGATTTTCTTTTTCTTTGATATTTTTTGTAACTTTGACATAAACTATGTTTTATAACTTTATTATAAATATTTTATCCTAATAAAACGATCGGAATTTTACATTTTTTTGATTCATTATAAGCAGTCTTTAAAACTGGATCTAATTTTGTTTCGTTAGTTATAATCATAACTCGATCGCAGTTCTTAACGAGCAATTTCATTCTGTGATGTAATTGACTAAAATGATATTTTTTTCCATAATATGATTCTGGCATCATTGAATATAAATTCTTTCCAGAAAAAGATGGATTATATTCTTGATATGTTATATTAAATTCCAATGCAAATTTTTTTATCATGTAATTTGCACCTTCCTTACCGCCGCCGCCGACTACAATTAAATCATCCCCGAATCTACGTTTTAATTCAAATAATATATCCCGTATCTTTCTTTTATTTTGCCAATTGGTATTTCCTATAAGTCCTATTTTCATTTATATTTGTCATATTGAAATTTTACTGATTTAGGCAGATATCCGTATGCCATTCTTAACCCTTGTTCTAGCCATTTTTTATTTTGTATATTTGAATGGCCTGATATATCAGTTAATAAATTATATGGTATTTGTTCGTGGTGAGGCCCATATTTATGTTTTTGTAAAAATGTATATACATAACAATGTTTATGTTGATGTTTATTCAATGATTTTATATTTTCCATAATATATTTATTAAATACTCGTAAAATTTATAGATACTATTATTCTCGTATACGGTTTTCTTTTGGACATAAATCGTATCGATCTTTTGCAAAACAATATTTGCAATTTTTCATTCCCTTTCCGGCAATTGGAAGATATTCTATATCTTCGATACGATTTCCAGATTCATCAAAACATCTTTCAATAAATTTGTCTATTTGTTTTTGAACACGCTTTTGTGTAATTTTACCCGACGCTGGTCTTATCTCTTGTATACGTTTTTGTGGGAACATTGATTCTTCTTGCAATTTACGTTTAACTACAAAAAATTCAATATTGATATTATCACGCGGTATTCCATATTGGTTTGAATAATAATTTTTATATGCAATTAATTGAGCTGCTTTTAATTTGTCTGCTTTTTGATATTTATTCCAGCCATTTCTAGAAGTTTTTATGTCAATTATTATTATAGTATTGTCTCGTTTATCTCGTAATACAATATCAATAAATCCAAACCAATAAACTGAACTGTTTAATTCTGATGCTGGGGTACATAGCTGCAGCTCAATTCCTACTAATTCAATGTCTTTGCTAGAAAAATATTGCCTCCTTCTTTTTTTGAACCAATCTAAAATCATTATACCATCTTCACAATATTCTTCTAATTCTGCAGGAGTAGAAAAATGTATATTATCATTTTCTTCAAAACATGATTTATATTCAGTTTGCATGTTTTTTAAAAGTAATTTATTTAATTCTATAGAATCAGCTGCTTTTACAGAATCAGTATACATTACAGTTAAATATTCTTGCAATGTTTCATGAAATGCCGTTCCGAACACTGTATTTATATTATGGGTATATGGAGCTAACTTTTTTATATATGATAATTCATATTGTTTAGGACACTTTTCATACATTGACCACTGTGAATATGATATACGGCGTGGTACGGTATCCGGATCGATAGTTGATAATTTGTATATTGGGTTTATATATCCTTCTTTCATGATTATAATATAATAAAATAGTTTATATTATCCAATTGGCCAATAAAAAATGATAACGATAATGTTATCATTCAAAGCCAATGTACTGGTATTATAATAAATTATTTAGATTTATGAGATTTATTAGTCTGGTTCAACTCGGTATGCATGTCGTATGTTTCAGTAAGATATATATTAATTAAATCTTTGGTTTTATTTAAATCATCTTCAAATGATCCTTTATGCCGACATCTCACAATTCGCTTTATAATGTCAAATTCATAACTATTGAGTTTAAAATCTTCAGCAAATTTATATAAAGAATATGGGCCTTGATAATGTGATTGTGTGTTTATTGTGTCGCTCATTGTATTCCTTTTAATATAGTTTTCTTTTCTTTGTCAGTATATCCATATTTTGATATTAACACATCACAACTATGCAAATCCATCAAATCGATATATTCTATTGCTTCTTGTTTTGATACTTGATAATGTTCAGCTACTTGGTCTATCAGCTCTTTTGTGTATTTATCTTGTTTTTTGCCTTTGATATATTTTGCAAAACCTTTGTGTGACGGTAAAAAGTCGTGATATAATCGATATGTTTCCGAAGGTCGCAATTGACCAATTGTATATTTTTGTAAATCATTTACAAATTCAGTTAATTCCATTCTCATCGAAAGCCATCTGTTAAAAATATATGGGGCAAATCTTTTCTGGTCACTGCTAGACCAACTAGTCCATTCTTTTTTCTTGCTAGTAACGCCATTAATAAAGTCAAATATCGATGCTCCTGAAGATTTTTTTTTCATATTATTATATTATTTGATATTATTATTTTGATTTAGGCTTTACTGGTCGAAATTCTTCCGGAACATGTCCGCAATCGTCACACCGAAAAGATGGGACTGGCATTAATTGATCTGCAGATTCTCCGGTTATAAATTTAGATATTTTATTAATAATTAATACTTGTCGAAAGTAAATACTACCACATTCTGGACATGATATAGTTTGTAAATCACTGGGCGTTGCTGAGTTCATTGCATCTTGTTTAAACTTTTTGCCCATATTAAATTCTTTACCCATAATTACAATTCATTTATTAATTTAACAAACATTGACATTGCATTAATTTCTTTATCGACTACATGGACGTCTGTATATTGACATTCGGCGATTATTAATATAACAGGGCCTATATGACCGACAGCAAATTCATCTAGATTGTCATATAAAAATGTAAATAATGCAGTAAAATCTTTGACTTTACTATTCGCTATTATTTGTCGTATTTCAGTGAATGCTAATTTTTTATCTTTTAAATTCTTTAATATTTCTAATATCTTAGTCATGTAATTTGATTGGATAATACTACTTTTATCTAATATTAGTTTACCTTTTACTACATGACTTTGAGCTGAATTAATTGCTCTCCGAACATCTGGATATGATGCATTGATGATGGATGCTACATCTTTTATATCATATTCAATATTTTTTTGTTCTAACACTGTTACTAGTCGTTTAGCAACATCTGTTTTATTAGGTGGTGTGATACCAAATACCTGACATCTACTTTGTATTGGATCAATAACCTTTTCTATATAGTTACAAGTTAAAATAAATCTTGCTGATTTACTATATGTTTCCATTAAGTTACGAAGTGTTGCCATTGCATTGGGGGTCATATAATCAAACTCATCTAATATGATTATTTTCCATCGATTAAATCCTACGCTACTAGCAAATCTTTTTATTTTATCTCTAACTATATCTACTGAATTTTCATCCGATGCATTAATATACATGATTTGTGAATCAACAGAGTTTGCTAATATCTTTGCTAACGTTGTTTTACCGGTTCCAGCTGGACCGTGAAATAATAAATGTGGTAATTCTCCCGATTCAATCCAAAGTTTTGCTTTATCTATTACATGTTCGTTGCCTATATATCCGTCTAATGTAGAAGGACGAAATGCTTCTACCCATAAATCATGTTCTTTTGTTTTGTCTATCATTATTTTCCTGTTGATCCGAATCCGCCTTTGCCTCTTCTAGTACTATCTAGCTCAGACACAGGCATCCATTCGATTTGTTCTACTTTATTTAATACCAATTGTCCTATTCGGTCGCCGGGGTTGATTGTGAATGTGTCTTT